TGGATGTTGGCGGAATTGAACGCCACACACACGGGGGCGTGATGTCGCGACGGAAGAGGAAGAACAAACGAAACCGGCGCTACAGGCCGTCAGCCGCGCCGATGCGTCACGAGCCTGTTCTCGTCAAACGACCGCAGCCGCGCTTCGAAGTCAATGCATCGCTCACGTGGTTTGTTGTCTGCGCCGCGGTGCGCAGCGGAAAAATCGTCGTCAAGGGGCTGGAGCGTGCGGGCTTCGTGCCGTGGCGGCCGATGGAGGTTTGGGACAAGACTTATCCGAACGGCCGAACTCGCGAGATCGCACGCAATGCGCTCGTGCGGTATATCCTGGTCGGGTTCGGGGCGAAGAGCCGGGAATATGCCGACGAGCAGCGCAAATCCGAATTCCATGTCCTGAGCGAGGTGGGCGGCGTCGAATCGATCCTGACGATTGCCGGCCGCCCGTTTCCGGTTCGCATCGCCGATCTGCAGCGACTCGCTGATCGGCTTGGCGATGATCGCGAGAGGTTGCCGATCAGGCAGGAATTCAAGGTGGGACAGCGCGTCAACGTCGGCGTCGGAGCCTTCGCTTCCTTCGGCGGCATCATAGAGGAAACCGACGTTTCCGAACTAAAGGCGAAGGTTGCGGTCGAGATATTCGGCGGCTCAACGCCTGTGGAAGTCGGGTTTGCCGATCTTGAGGCGGCTTGACGATGGGAATTCGAGGCTCTACTTGTGCGGATCAGGATAAGCCCGGTGATGAACCGGCTCGCGCAGCGGCGCTTGAGCCTTGGAATCTCACCCGGCCTCCTCACGATCCCGAAAAACGGACGTGAAAATGGCGGCGCGTGCTGCTTCACCGTCATTTTCTCGCGTCAAATTTTCCTATTTGCACAAGCACTTGCGGCTTTGCACAGGATTATTTCGCGGTTGCTGCCGGCGCGCCCCTTTCTCCACCCCCGCCGCTGCGCCCGGTAAGACCGCTTGGCTTGTCATAGCGGGGCGGCGGTGTTCGGTCAGGCTGGTAGTTCGGAGAACGTGATTGCGGCGGCGGGTCGTACGAACCGCAAAGTACGCCATCGCATTGCGCGAAGACCCCCGTTGGGGACGTGGCAAGAAAAATGCAGCCTGCCAGCGCGCGTCTAAAAGCTTTCATTAGGAAACCTCCCTTTTGGTCAATTCTCCGTAGCATTTACTCGGTTGTGCTCGGAGTCAAACGTCGTCGTCGACTCCCGGAAGGTGAGCTTCTCGGCGTTCATGCATGTTTTCAGAACGCGACACGCCTAGCCGCTCGGCCTGATCGCCGGCACGCGGCGCAGCCCAAACGGGCGGGCGTGTCTCAATCTCATCGCGGGTCGTTTCGCGTGGAACAGGAGAGCTTAATGCCCGCCATTTCTCGGCCGCACCGCGCCGCCTAAGCGATAGCGGCGCACCTTGTTCCAGTTCGAACAGCAGATCGCCGACATGCACCGGCGTCTTGAGCCGATCGAGGCGTCGCTTGCGTACATCAAAGAACAGCAGGGCGCCACGCTGCAGGCTGTCCGGCTTTTGCTTCTCTGCGCAGCAGGAGAATCTATCATGACGAAGCTTCACGACGATTTGCTCGCCTTGGCGCGGCAGCTCGACTCAACACTGGACACCATCGGCACAAATGCGGGCACGTTGATCGCCGCGAAGGGCGAAGGCGATTCTCAGCTTGCCGACGTTCAGTCCGCGCTGGCGAGCGTGACCACGAAGGTGTCGGACCTGCAGGCGAAGCTCGCTGCTGCGACGGCGCCGGAAGTACCGCACACGCCCGAGCCCGGCGCGTAACTCAGCCTTAGCGCTTGCCGTTCAGACCGGCGGTTCATCGAGCGCCGGGAAGCGTCAGCCCTGCTGAGCGCCGCGCCCAATACGACCGCGACCGCGGCAGTGCACGGGAGCGCGGCTACACGACGGAATGGGACAAGGCATCCCTTGAGCATCGGCGGCGGAACCCGTTCTGCGTGATGTGCCAAGCTCAAGGGCTCCTCGTTCTCGCAACGGTGACCGATCACATCGTCGCGCACCGCGGCAACCCGATCCTCTTCTGGGACCCGGACAATTGGCAGTCCCTTTGTGACGACCACCACTCGGGGCTGAAGCAGCGCATGGAGTGCCACGAGATCGCCGATCGAAACTGATCGACCGTCCGAGGCGAAGGAACTGCCCCCGCCCCCGGTCAAATCTTTTTCGAGCCGCGCGTAGGGACCGCCCCCCAGTCATTTTTTCACGCGTGCAAAACGAAAAGCAAAAATATGGCCCGACCACGCAAGCCGACGCACCTGAAAATCGTGAGTGGGACGGCACAGAAATGCCGGACGAATCCTGATGAGCCGGACGGAACGACGGGAAATCCGCAGCCGCCTGACTGGCTTTCGGACCGCGCGACGGCGATTTTCTATGAAACGATCGCCGATATGGAGCGCCTCGGCACGCTCGCCCTCGAATGGGGCCCGGTGATCGCCGATTATGCGTCGGCGCGTGAAGAGGTCGAGATCACGACGGCGATCGTCGAAGACTTGGGACGCACGTACACGACGACGACGCAAACCGGTGGCACGATGCATCGCGCCAGGCCAGAGGTAGCGATGCGCTCCGACGCGATGCGTCGATGTCAGATGCTCCGCGCCGAACTCGGCCTCGGCCCGGCTTCCAAGTCGAAGGTGAGTGCGTCGAAAAAGAAGCAGGGCAATCCGTTCAAGGCCCTGGCGAGTTAGTCGCGGAGAGCGGATGTCGATAACCGAAAAAGACCTTGAATATCTTCGCAACATCGACACGCGGCCCGGCCGAAATGCGGGGAGCGCGATCGATAAGAGCTTACCTCCATTTGATGGCAATGCCGAACACGGCAACCGAATGCAAATCGGCAGGATTGAGGGGTTCACCCGCGTTCTCGGCGAGCGCCAAGGCTATCTTGGTTTGCCGGTGCGCGACGAGCTGATCAATTGTTCAGTCGGCGGCGAGAGCACACCGTCTATGGTGACGGAGTGGATTCCGACTGCGGAGAATGTTGCGGCGATCATGTCCGGCGCACCGATTCACGTCAGGCTTATCGGCACCGCACACCCGCCGATCATGGTGGAAGTCGGCGAAGCGCCGACAGGAGCGCGGTCGAGCCGGCCTGCTTACTGATGCATGGCGCCGGCGAAACCCGACTTTCCGCACGTCACGGCCGCTCGACGTTATGCCGAGGACGTTGTTAAGGGCCGCGTCCCCGCATGTAAATGGGTGCGGCTCGCGTGCCAACGTCACCTGAACGATCTCGCCAAGCAGCGTGATCCAGGCTTCCGCTATCGGTTCGATGGCAAGACTGCAGAGAAGTGGTGCCAATTCATCGAGCTGCTGCCGCACACGAAAGGAAAATGGGCTCGTCAAAACCAGCTGATCAGGCTGGAGCCGTGGCAGTGCTTCAAAACTTGTGTTCTGCTTGGCTGGCTTCGCAAGGTCGACGGGCTTCGCCGATTCCGCAAGGCGTTTATCGAGGAGCCTCGTAAGAACGCGAAGTCAACGTGGGCCGCAGGCCTTGGCCTTGGCATGCTCACGATCGACCAGGAGCACGGCGCCGAGGTTTATTCGGGCGCCACAACGGAAAAACAGGCGTGGGAGGTGTTTCGGCCCGCGCGACTGATGGCGCTGCGATCGCCGCAGTTTCAGTCGGCGTTCGATGTCACGGTCAATGCATCGAACCTGCACATTCTCGGCGACGGCTCGCGGTTCGAGCCGGTAATCGGCAACCCCGGCGACGGTGCGTCGCCATCGTGCGCGATCATCGACGAGTATCACGAGCACGATACTGACGCTCAGGTCGATACAATGGAAACGGGCATGGGCGCGCGCGAGCAGCCCCTGCTCTTGATCATAACCACTGCGGGCGACAATCTCGCCGGGCCTTGCTACGCCCTGCTGCAGGAATCCCAAAAGGTCTTAGAGGGCGTCTGGGAAAACGACGAGCTGTTTGCGATCATCTACACGATCGACGACGGCGACGACTGGGCCAAAGAGGAGACGCTCCGTAAGGCGAATCCGAATTTCGGGATTTCGGTCGACGCCGAGTTCCTGCGTTCGCGGCAGATCGAGGCGGTGCGCAATCCGCGCAAGGCCGGCGTCTTCAAGACGAAGCACCTGAACTTATGGGTTCAGTCGCGCAGCGCCTATTTCGATATCCGGCGCTGGATCGAGAGCGGAGATCCTTCGCTCAAGATCGAGGACTTTCGCGGAAAGCCCTGCCGCGTCGGCGTCGATCTGGCATCGACCACGGACATTGCGGCCGTCGAAATTGTTTTCGAGCACGGCGACGGATACGCGCGGTTCGGTAAATACTATTTGCCCGAGGCGACGATCGAACTGCCGGAGAATGAGCACTATCGCTCCTGGCGGGATGCGAAATTGATCACGCAGACCGATGGCGACATGATCGACTATGTCACCATCCGCGACGATATCTTGCAGATCGCAGACGATCATCAGCTTTTAGAACTCGCGTTCGATCCGTTTCAGGCAATGATGATGATGTCTGAGCTCGGTGCCAAAGGCGTTGCGTGTGTTGAGGTAAGACCAACGGTCCCGAACTTTTCGCCGGCGATGAAGCGCACCGACGGTTTGATCCGGTCTCGAAAGATCGCGCACAACGGAGACCCGGTCATGCTTTGGATGTGGTCGAATGTCACCGCGCGCACGGACGCAAAGGACAACGTTTATCCGCGCAAAGAGCGGCCGGAGAACAAGATCGACGGCCCGATCGCGCATCTAATGGTGCAGGCGCGGTACGCAAGCGGACCCGGCGAGTCTGTTTACGAGACGCGCGGCTTCAGGGTCGCAGGCTGAGCCTGGTAAATGGCGGGCTTCATTGACAGGCTTCTAGGCCGCAACACTCCTGAGCAGCAATCCGAACGGCGGGTCTATGCCGACGTCGGAAGCTTTTCCGGGTTCGACGATCCGTATCTGCTCAAGTTCATACTCGGCGGCCTAGAAACGAGTGCCGGCGAATTGGTCTCCGTCGAGACGGCGCTCAAGAATCCCGCGGTGCTTCGTGCGGTAAGCCTGATTTCCAACTCGGCAGGGATGCTGCCGACATATGTCTATCGGGTCCAAGCCGACGAGGATCGATCTCTGGCGAAAGACCATCCGCTCTATAAGCTGCTGCTTAAGCAGCCTAACACTTATCAGTCGGCTTATGACTTCAAATTGCTGCTGCAGCAGCGCGCGCTTACGAAGGGAGACGGATACGCGCTGATCCTTCGCGCGCCGGACGTTCGCACAGGCAAGAAGCGGCCGATCGGGTTTGTGCCGCTCGATCCTGACAGGATGGAGCCCGTGCAAAACGTCGATTGGACGGTCAGCTATAAATACAACCCGATGCGCGGGGGTCAGATCATATACTCGTCAAGCGACATATTGCATCTTCGCGGCCTATCGCTCGACGGAATTCACGGCCTATCGATGGTGAAGCAGATTGCTGAGGCAATCGGCCTTGCGCGCGGTGCTGAGCGCGCCGCAGCGCGGCTCTTCCGCCAAGGCGTCATGGCCGGTGGGGCAATCAAAATGCAGCCGGGCTCGAAGCCCATGTCGCAGCCGGCGTTCGAGCGATTGAAGCAACAGCTCGAAGAGTTGCATAGCGGATCACAGAACGCGCACAAATGGCTCGTTCTGGAAGAGGGCGCCGAGCCAACTCCTATCGCGCAGAACGCGAAGGACTCGCAGTTGATCGAGTCTCGCAAAATGCAGGTCGAAGAGGTGGCGCGCGCCTCCGGCGTTCCGCGCCCGCTCTTGATGATGGACGATACATCGTGGGGCACGGGCGTCATCGCGCTCAGCCAGCTTTTCGTCACCTTTGCCTTGCAGCCGTGGTTTACCGCATGGGGCCAAGCCATAGAGCGCTCTGCTCTTGATGATGCAGAAAAAGGACAGGTCGAAGTCGCGTTCGATCCGAGCGAATTGCTGAACGGGTCGATTATCGATCAGTCACTGTTTTTTACCCGCGCGCTCGGCTCGGGCGGCGGTAAACCATTCATGTCGCAGAATGAGGTGCGGACCAAACTCCGCATGAACAAAGACCGCGATCCAGAGGCCGACAGTCTAAAGCCCGCGGCAAAGCAGGCGGGGAGCGGTCCGAATCCAGGTGAGAATGCCAATGCGAACGATGGTCAAAGTGGCACCGCTGCCGCGGCGTGATCTGCGCGTGTTCGCGAAAGAGCGGCCGGGCAAGATCAGCGCGCCGGTAAAGCTCGATGTGTCGGCTTTAGCGAAGCCGGAAGTATTTGAGCGATGGAATGCGGGCGTGCGCACTGCCTCCAGCGAGAACGCGCAGAACGTGATCACTATCTATGACGTGATCGGGCAAGACCCATGGACAGGCGGCGGCGTCACGGTCAATCGCATCGACGCCGCGCTCCGCAAGATCGGCAACCAGGACATCGAGGTCCACATCAACTCGCCCGGCGGCGATATGTTTGAGGGGATCGCCATCTATAACCGGCTGCAAGAGCATCCGGGCAACATCCTCGTCAAGATTATGGGGCTTGCCGCGTCGGCGGCCTCGATAATCGCCATGGCCGGGAACACTATCCAGATTGGCGCCGCGTCCTTCATCATGATCCACAATTGCTGGGTTTTAGCGATCGGCGATCGGAACGACATGGCGGAAACTGCCGCGTTCCTCGAACCCTTCGACAGTGCGATGGCTGACGTTTATGCCGCGCGCTCCGGCGCAAGCAAGGCGAAGATCGCCGGCATGATGGATGCCGAGACGTATCTTTCGGGATCACAAGCGATTGATCTTGGTCTTGCCGACGAGCTTCTGTCCGCCGATCAGATGCAGGAGGACGAGCAGGCTACGGCCAACGCTCGCAGCATGAACGTGGTTCGCGCGACGGAATACGATCTGATGCGCGTCGGACTTTCGAGAGCATCTGCGCGTAAGCGCATCAATGAGATCAGGGGCACGCCGGACGCTGCCCATGAAGCCACGCCTGGCGCTGGCGCCCCGCAGCTGGATGGCATTGCTGCCGCTCGGCTTATCGCAACACTTCGGAGCTGACAAAAGTGAAACACACTCCCACGGCCATCATGGTGGCCGGCGCGACGGCGATTCATCGCCCGAGGGCCATTTCCGGCAACGGCGTGCGCGCCGATATGTCCGACCCGAACAAAGTCCTTGCTTCGCTTCAGCAAAGCGTCGAAGAGTTCAAGGCGACTCTCGATGAAAAGCTGAAGGGCAAGGCCGACGTCGTCCTGAACGAAAAGGTCGATCGCATCGACGCCGCGATCGCAAACTTTCAGGGCATCATCGACGAGGTGAATGCGCGACTTGCTGCGGCGCAAGCCGGAGCGGGCCAGCGACCTCAGAGCCCTGAGGATCGGCAGTATGCTCAGGACTTCCAGAGCTGGTTCATGTCTGGCGACAACGCCAGCGCGGTCCAGGCTGCACAGAGGACAGGCGTTCGCGCAGCTCTGAGCGAAGGCACAGGCACTGCGGGCGGCTATCTCGTTCCGATCGAATGGGACCGCACCGTCATCGATCGTCTGAAACTCGTTTCGCCGATCCGCGCCATCGCGCAGGTTATTTCGACGAAAAAGCGCGGCTTCATCAAGTTGCTCAACGATCGAGCCGTCGGTTCTGGCTGGGTCGGCGAGACGGCGGTTCGGCCTGAAACGACCACGCCGACGCTCACGCCGTTGCCCTTCGCGATCGGCGAAATTTACGCAAACCCCTCGGCGACGCAGGATTTGCTCGACGACTCGGACGGCTCGGATGGCATCAATGTGTCTGACTGGCTGGCGGGTGAAGTCGAACTCGAATTCTCGCGTCAGGAAGGCATCGCGTTTGTCGGCGGCAATGGCACTAACAAGCCGCAGGGCCTGCTCACCTATACCGACAACTCGGTCCATCCGTGGGGGCCGATCGGGACCGTCGTTTCCGGCAATGCCGCTCTGCTCACGCAGGATGGCATCATTTCGGTGTCGAATGATCTGCCGTCAGCGTACATCCCGAACGCGCGATACATCATGAACCGCAAGACGATCGGTTCGATTCGCAAGTTCAAGGATAACCAGAACAATTATCAGTGGCAGCCTTCTTATGCGTTGGGCCAGCCGCAGACTTTGCTCGGCTATCCGATCACGGAAGTGCCGGACATGCCGGACATAGCGGCGAACTCGATCCCGATCATGTTCGGGGACTTCCAGCGCGGTTATCTCATCATCGACCGCCTTGGCATTCGTGTGCTGCGCGACCCGTACACGAATAAGCCCTACGTCATGTTTTACACGACAAAGCGAGTTGGCGGCGGCGTGCAGAACCCGGACGTGCTGCGCTACCACAAGGTTTCGACCTAAGCGCACGCGCCTGATGAATGATGCTCGGCTTCGTGCCGGGCATCGCAACCCCTCTGTTTTCGGAGAACGACAATGGCTGATCCGGCCAATCAGACTACCGGCGCTGGCGCCGCCGCGACCGCACTCAAGCCCGCTGCTGCTCCCCCGGCGCCCCTCACCACTGCGGCACTGGCGGCGAAGCCTGGCGCGCCTGCAAACCAGCTCGCGCCGGCGACGGCCGCGGACATTCAGGCAAGCGGCGCCATCGTGGAGCCGGGCGCGACCGCGGGCATTCCGGTCGACCATCCCGCGATCGACAATAACCCGCGCGCGGGCGTTCCCGACGCGAGCAATCGCATCGACCTGAACGACCCCGGCAAGCCCGGCCAAGAGGCCGTCATGGACAGCCTGAGGGAGCAGGGCAAGCTCACGTCCGCAGCCCCGCCCGCGCCCCCGGTAAAGGCACCGGAGAAGGCTTGAGCCTTTGTCCATCGTTGTGGTCACGCCGCCGGCGACTTCGGTCGTCTCGCCGGCAGACGTTCGCACTGCGCTCGGGCTCGACGCCACTGCCGCGCCCGATGCGCAGCTGACGCCCCTAATCGCTGCGGCGACGCAGGAGTTCGACGGGCCCGACGGCATGCTGCGTCGGACGCTGCTGCCGACGACATACGATCTCTTTCTGGAGCCTCGCACGTGGCGCGCCGCGCGCGCTCGGCCGCTCTACCCTGCTCCTATCGACATTCCGTTGCCGCCGCTCCGCAGTTCGCCAGCGCCGATCCTGTATTGGATTGATCGCGACGGCACGGAAACGGTTCTCAACGTCAGCACCTATCGCATCGTGCCAGGCACGCCAGCGACCGTCCTCCCGATATGGGCGTGGGGATGGTTTTCACTCTGGCATGGCTTTCGGCTTCGCTACGCCGCTGGATACGATACGCCGGCCGATGTGCCGCAGCCGATCAGGCAAGCGATCATTTTGCGCGTCGGGCAGCTGCGCTCGATGGGCGGCCGAGCGGACCCGTTGCTGAAACAGGATTCGGTGATCGGCGTCTCGACGCGCCAGTGGGAAACGCAGACGGACATCAACGCGCAGACCGATCGCGCAATCCTCAACCTCGTCCGCAACTATGTTGTGCCGCTGCTATGAGCGTCGTGGATCCGGCAATCCAGGCGTCCTACAAGGAAGCAATTGCGCGCCGCGGGCGTCAGGTGAAATTCCGTCGCGTCACGGGCGACGCGCCGAATGTGGTCAAGACTGACGCGACCGTTAAGTCGATCGTCATGTCCGACGCGCCAGACCCGCTTTCGTCCATGCGCGCCGGTTATTCCGATAGAGAGACGGGAGCGCTCACGCAGGACATGCGAAAGCTTATCGTGATGGTCGATGATTTGACCGCACAAGGCTTCCCGCTGCCGCTGCGCGAAAACGATCTCCTTTTCCTTGATCCTGTAACCGCGCCCGCAACGAATGACGGTCGTCGAATGAGCATCGCGCACGTTGATCCTGACACGCGCGCGCTTGCCGGCGCGATTGAAGTGATCGCAACCGGCGTGCAATAGCCGTGGCGCGCGACTTCGGCCTAAATCTTACCGTTGACGGCAGTCGCGCCGAGCAGCGCTTTGAGCGACTGCCGGATGCGGTCCGTACCGAAATGCTGAGCGCGGCGAAAACGCTCGATCGAGAGCTTGTCGACCACGCAAAAGCTCTCGCTTCCGGCGATCTCGTCGGCGTCAAAACGGGTAGGTATAAGCGCAGCATCCGCGGTTCGGTTCGATCCTCCAAAACGACAATCACCGGCCGGCTCTACTCGCGCTCACCGCTTGCGCACATCATCGAGG